TGACGTAGAACCTCCGCGCAAAGGCATGGCGGTCACCCGTTCAGCAGGAACGCCGATGACGGATTTCGACACCCTTTTTCAGGCGATCACTGCACATGCGACGCGCGCTGCCGAAAAGCTCCGACAACACGGGTTGGTCGCGGGCACTTTGACGGTGTTCTTTCACACCAACCGGCACCGCCCCGACCGGCCCCAATATGCAGGCTCGCGTTCAACACGCCTGACACCGATGTCCTGTGACACATTTGAAATGGTCGCAGCCGCCAGGCGATGTGCATTAGCCGCTTGGCCAAAAGTCGACAATCAAAGCTACGGCTTTACCAAAGCAGGCGTCATGCTGGATGATCTACTCCCTCTTGAGGATCGACCGAGGACGCTGTTCGATGCGCCGCAGCGATCACCAGAGCTGATGACCGCGCTTGATGCGGTCAACAACCGGTTTGGCAAAAAGACGATGGTACTGGCCAGTGAGGGTATGTTGCGGCCATGGCAGCTACGCGCCGATCATCGAAGTCCCAGATACACGACGCGTATATCAGATCTGCCAGTGGTCAGATGACCACCCCCCACCCATGGTTCCTCCCCGGGCCTTTGCGTATACGGGGGGGCGCAGCGCGCAAGTTTTCTAGCGACTTGGATTTTCACCGGGGAATCCACTTCGCAGCCACCTGCGATCGCACCTCAGATAAAGCCTATAAACAACAGATACTTGCGCAGCAACCAAGGGTGCCAAAGGTGGATTTTAGTATTTTAGTCAAGAATCCGCCCAAGCCAGCTTTAGCCAAAGAGGAACCCAGCGGGAAGCCACCCCAAAATCCACCCCCCCAAAAAATGTGACTCTGATTCACATTTGGCTTTGACAATGCTGCTCCTCTTGACGTACCCCTTGATCATCGAAGAATTGCGCTTGGAGGACACCCCTCGCGGGCGCTTTCGTTTTCCTGACATTGCGATCGCGGGTGTGTCCTTAGACTAAGGACAGGCTTCAGTATGTGTCGCGCCTGCCCTAAGAGATACTCACCCCATGGATCTTGTCTTTGCGCCGCGCCAGATTGAGCTCTGGCCGATCGAGAAGCTGCGGCCTTATGCCAAGAACGCGAAGATCCACGGCGAGGCCCAGGTGGCAAAGATCGCTGCCAGCATGGCCAAGTTCGGCTGGACCGTTCCCTGCTTAGTGGCGGACGACGGCGAGTTAATCGCGGGCCATGGCCGCGTGCTGGCAGCCGGCGCGCTGGGCCTGACCGAGGCCCCTGTCATCCGGATTGGCCATCTCGATGAAGCAGAGCGTCGCGCTTACCGGATTGCTGACAATAAGCTGACCGAGCTTGGCGAATGGGACGAGGTGATGCTGCGCGACGAAATTGCGGGTTTGCTGGCCGAAGACTTCGACCTCGACCTGTTGGGCTTCTCGGATGAGGATCTGGATGCTTTGCTACAGGACCCGGTAGCCCTGGATTACGACGGCGCTGTCGATGGCGAGGATGACATTCCAGAGCCTCCGGTCACCCCGGTGTCAGTCACCGGTGATCTTTGGCAGCTTGGATCGCATCGATTGATTTGCGGTGACAGCACCAGCGCCGATGTGGTTGGACGCGTTCTGGGCAGCGTCAAACCGCTACTGATGGTGACCGATCCACCCTATGGCGTGGAATACGATCCCTCTTGGCGCAATCAGGCTGGGGCCGCAAAGACCAAACGCACAGGCAAGGTGCTGAATGACGACCGCGCCGACTGGCGCGAGGCTTGGTCACTCTTTCCTGGTGATGTCGCATACATCTGGCACGGCGCTCTGCACGCAGCGACTGTGGCCGACAGTCTGATTGCCGCCGGTTTCAACATCCGCTCCCAGATCATCTGGGCTAAAGACCGGCTGGTCCTCAGCCGCGGGGATTACCACTGGCAGCATGAGCCCTGCTGGTATGCCGTACGTGCCAAAGGCAAGGGCCACTGGGCCGGTGATCGCAAACAGACCACGCTCTGGCAAATCGCAAACAAGGACCAAGACACTGAGACCGTGCACGGCACGCAAAAGCCGGTCGAATGCATGCGCCGCCCAATCCTGAACAACTCTAGCCCAGGTCAGGCGGTCTATGAGCCCTTCATGGGATCAGGCACCACGCTAATCGCGGCGGAAACCACTGGGCGCATTTGCTACGGCGTCGAGCTGAACCCGGTTTACGTCGATGTGGCCATCGAGCGCTGGCAAGCCTTCACTGGTGAAGAGGCTGTTTTAGCAGACAGCGGGGAGAGTTTCGCCAGCCTCAAGTCCAAGCGGCTGGCCGAGTGATGCAGTCGCGGCGTCAATCGCTGATCGAGGCGATCACCAACGTTGTGGTGGGCTATACGCTGGCCGTGATGACCCAGATCGTGGTGTTCCCATGGTTTGGGCTGCAAGTCAGCCTTGGCGACAACCTCGCGATCGGCGCGCTGTTCGTGATGATCTCCTTACTTCGCAGCTACGCCCTACGGCGGCTGTTCGAGCACTGGCGATGATGGGCTGGCTCAGACAGCGCCTAATTTGTAAACAGTGCCGCGCTCGGGGTGTTTCTCGGAAGTGATTGCTAGGCCAAGCTTCTTCTTGAGCGCACCAGAGATTGCACCTCTCGCCGTATGTGCTTGCCAAGATGTCGCCTCAACGATCTCGGTGATCGAGGCACCTTCGGGGCGCTGCAGCATGTCGATCAATAGGGCCTGCTTAGTACCTTGCCGGATAGAGACCAGCTTAGGGCCGGCGCTTGCGTCTGCGGCCACTTCTGTAGATTTAGCCGCCAGTCGAGCCTTGCGGATATTGCTGACCGTACTTGCGACGACCGGATCAATGCCGATGGCATCAAGTCCGGCCTCAGTTGCAATCAAGGTCGTACCATGACCATCGCCAGTCTCGCGCCAGAGCGGCTCTTTGCGGCGGAGATTGGCGTCGACCTCTGCGAGCCAGCCGCGCTCGATCATTTTGCCGACGGTCATCTTGGCTGCCGCCCCTGCCAACCCCTTGGGCAGCGGCAGGGCCAAGTTGCCAGGGCGGGATGCGGCACGTGTGAGAATAATGGTTTGTGTATCGGTGAGTTTGGGCATCGTTTGCTCCTTTTCAAAATGTCTCGTGAAACTGGTTAGTCGGCATCATCCATCGCGGCCGTCACGGCGAAATGCTGCACCCAACCGGTCAGGTACGGCAGCCCTGCAGGAACTCCGTCTTTCCGCTGGGTCTCCGCGCTGATGGTCCAGGCCTGCCATTTCTCGATGGCTTTAATGATCGCGATTTCATTGTTGATGGTACGACCTTGCAGCGCCTCAATCACATCATCGGCAAAATGCCGTCCCATGGAGCTGTCCAAGAAATCCCTGATGCCGCGCATCTCATCTTCGGTACCGGCACCTGTCGCCAGACCGATAAAGGCGCAGGTCACCGTCCAGATCCGATCCGTCGGCCTGTCCCGCAACGCGCAGGTGCTCATCTGGCCATAAAACCCGTGAGCCTCGTTTTGACTGGGCAGAACGAGCTCGGTCATTGCTCTGCCTCCGCTTCCGCCCACGCGCCGTCGTGCCAGACATACAAATGGCCAAAGGCGCGGGTTGGTCGCGGCAAGATCCGCGGCGGCCGCGGCGGATCAAAGCAGTCCAGCGCCTCGGCGCTGACGTACCGGATCTCGCGGGCGGCAAGGATGTCCTTGGGCGTCCAAGTGTGAAGTGCTGTCAACATGTGCTCTGGGTAGCCGTCGTAGTGGACGTAAACGTGGGCCCATTCTTCGGGTCCGGTCTGTATGGCAATCTGTGCGCGGGTGCTCATGGGCTCTCTCCAATCAGGCTGTTTGCTTGATGTGAGAGTCGCTCGACACGGAAGTCTAATCAACTCAAATAGACGTATTTATCCGTTTAATAACAATGCTCTGAGGCTCTGGAACAGGTCATGGAAGGACTATCTGAACGCGCCTACGCCGAACACGCCGGGATCTCACGCGGCGCCGTGCAAAAAGCCCGCAAGACCGGTCGCCTAGTGCTTTTTGCAGACGGGTCCATCAACGCGGTGGCCTCGGATGCACGGCGCGGCTCAGCGACCGACCCCGACCAGCAGATGCGGGCCCGAGGCGGGCTTGGTGCGGCGAATGACGGGCCTGCAGTATCAAGCCCCGGTGACAGCACATCCTACATAAAGGCGCGCACGGCGCTCACGGTCTACCAAGCCCAAGAGCGTCAGCTGGCGATCCAAAAGAAGAAGGGCGTGCTGGTGGATCGGGCGCGGGCCGAGACGTTGGTGTTTCGTCTGGCCCGGCAGGAGCGGGATCTTTGGGTCACCTGGCCCACGCGTGTCGCGGCCCTCATGGCCGCGCAATTGTCCGCAGAGATGGAGACAGCATCCGGCAAGGCCATAACGATCGAGACCGCGATCCTGCAAAGGGTGCTAGAAACCCATGTCCGAGAGCAGCTCGACGCCCTGGCCGACCTCAGGGTCTCGCTTGAATGAGGAGGAGAACACATCTGATCTGACCGAGGGCCTCGATCTCGCCTTTGACGGCGCAGAGGATATCCTGCGCGCATGGCGCCGTGGGATGCGGCCCGACCCTGACCTGACCGTATCCGAATGGGCGGATAAGCACAGGAAACTATCCTCGCGGGCCTCGGCTGAACCGGGGCAATATCGAACGGCCCGAACGCCCTATTTGCGCGCCATTATGGATGCGCTGTCGCCAAACAACCCGGCGCAGCGGATCAGCTTCATGAAGGCTGCCCAGGTCGGCGCGACGGAAGCTGGCAACAACTGGGTCGGTTTTGTCATTCACCATGCGCCTGGCCCCATGCTGGCGGTACTGCCAACCGTGGAGATGGCCAAGCGCACCTCACGCGGTCGGATCGACCCTCTGATCGAGGATAGCCCAGCGCTGAAGGAGCGCGTCCAACCGGCGCGCTCTCGGGATGCGGGCAATTCGATGCTGTCGAAGGAGTTTCCCGGCGGCATTCTGGTGCTGACAGGAGCGAACAGCGCTACCGGCTTGCGGTCGATGCCCGCGCGTTATGTGTTTCTGGATGAGGTCGATGCCTATCCGGCCTCGGCCGACGAGGAAGGCGATCCGGTCACGTTGGCCGAGGCGCGCACCACGACCTTCGCGCATCGGCGTAAGGTGTTCATGGTCTCGACCCCGACCATCCGGGGGCTCTCTCGCATCGAGAGGGAGTTCGAGGCCAGCGATCAGCGGCGCTATTTCGTGCCATGCCCGCATTGCGGTCATATGCAATGGCTGCAATTCGAGCGCCTGCGCTGGGACAAGGGCCGACCGGAAACCGCGGCCTATGCCTGCTCGAGCTGCGAG